GCGATGTGGAACCTTGCGTATTCATTCATTATTCCAACTGCAACATCCGCAACTGCACATTGCTGGAAGCTCTGAAATCCCCTATTTTCATGGCTTACCACAGACAGCAGCCTTTCAATGAAAATATGCTCCAGCCTTGTCCTATGCTGGAAAATCCAGAAAAACTCCGTACCATTGTCAAAGAGACCGGAGCGGTGTCCACTGACTACGAATCCCCCGAAGATGTGGATACCCTGTGTGACCGCACAACACCTTACGCAAAGAACTGGCAGCCTACTGCCGATGCTTTGTGGAAAGCACAATGCGAAACATGTGCCCATCACAACGATTGTAAATAACCCCTACTGGCTCTATTTGGGGCGCCATTTTGCAAACAGCGAAGAATCAGCCATGATTTTTCGCTGTTTTCTTGTGTTTTAAAAGAAATGCGGACTTGTACTCTTTTTCAGTTTCCTTTATAATAAATCACTAAAAATTGAAATCAAATTGTCTCTTGTTGAAATATCAACATTTCTGAAAAAACATTGATTTTTCAACATTCCTGCGGTCTATGATAATTACGGTATTTTAATAAAATTTGTAGTATACGATAACGATTTTCTTCGATTTGTAATAACATTGCAACTTTTATGCAACTTTTGCAACTCAAGAAAAGCCCCCGTAAGGGGGCTTTTCTTTTTCCTTTTTACCATAAACTTTTTGCAACACCGAATGTTTTATATAGTTCTCTTTTTTGCGCATATGGCATACCTTGTGTATATTGGTCAATGGCAGCTTTAATGTATCTTGATCTGTCGTTCTTCAATCCTTTTGTCCATTCTTCCTTACTTATTACATCACTCACTGCACCTCTTACAACCTCAAAATCATCAACTGACATGAAGCCGCTGACAGCCTGATATTTTTCATTCATCAGTGTTGGTGTGGCATCCCGTGGAATCCATCTTGTTGCAACGGCAAAGTTTTCCAGCATTTTCTGTTTCTGCCCTGATGGAATCGACATCCCACTGATATAATTGTATTTCTCATTTGCTGCCAAGGTATTTTTGTCTTTTAACCCATCATTCAGCATTTCGTCATATTTCTTTTGAATGCCTTCCAGCGCTGTCTGTGCCCCAGCAGCCTGGTCAAAACTAAGTCCAAAGCTCCGCATCTTGTCAAAATCCTCTATCTGTGTTTTGCCAGTGAAAATTTCCCTCTTATAGATGTACTCTTTTTCTGCATCGGTCAAACCACTGCTTTTCAAGGCAGAGACTTTTCCCTCTCTGGTTTCCGCTTTATTGATGCCTTGGAAGGTATCAACAAAATCCTTCGGAGTTGTGCCGAACTTCTGTTGCATTTCTCTCTGCGCTTCTGTTCGCTTTGCGGAAAGTGGTTTGAAACCATTCTCAACATATTCTTGGCCGCCTGGCGTTGCCCATTTTCCAAAAAGCGCAGCCTGCGCCCAGGATACAGGGTCTTTCGTATCCACCGCAAACTGCAGTTTTTCACCATCGCTGCTTTGCTTGTAACTGCCTCCTTCTTGCATGGTTTTTAATCCGTCCATAGTTTTTCTGATCTGGTTCAAGCCAACCACAGGGCCCAGATTCAAAAGCTTTGACAGTTCATCCCCTACCGTTTCTTTCAGATATTTTCCGTCAGTAGGCTCATCATCTGTTGGCCATGCGGCTCTGACAATCTCTTTCGGATCTGGAAGTGCGCTGGTCTGCGGAATACGACCACCATCAAACACAATCCCGCCAACGTATGGTACATATCCCCCAATATTGGCACCCAGATTTAGTACCGCTTTCTGCTTTTCTGGTTCTGGTTCTTCCGTTTCCTCCATTATATCAAATCCTTCTCCGTCCTTCATATCAGAAAAAGCGTCTATGATATTTTTCACATCTTCCCCCGTCCAATCCTCATAGAAGTTTACCGCAACACCGGCCGGATCTAATCCGGGACGCGCTCCTGTCCACTTTTCAAAAACATCATTAAATACATACGTAGCACCGATCATTTCCGCCAATGCAACTGAGCCCTTTAAGATGCCCTTTTCTTTCAACTCCTTTGGGAGATCTTTTTTGTACCAATCAATCTGGTTCGCTGGTTCCAACTGAAACATTGTAAGTGTCCTCGTTACCGGATTTTTTGCTTGGAACATTGGAGGAACTGCCCCTTTACTTCTACCTGCAAATAATCTGCGGGCAAAATCATCCGCTTCCCGAATGGCATCTTTTTCTGCCATCCCTTTTTTGATATTGTCATAATATCTGCCACGCCAAATGCTTTGTGTCGTCATTTTATCAACCCAGTTGGAAAATCCCCCGATAACGTCTGAATATTTGTCCAGTGCTGTTTGGTTCATGCGTATCTCTGGCCATCTGGTTGTAAGAAACGCGCTTTTCTTTGTCAAAGGGTCCATCTTTCGGGAAAACGCAGCCGCGAATCCTTCCTGCAAGCCTCTTTTTCGGCTTGTCATGGAAATCAAAGGCATTCCCTGTGTAAAAGGAATGGAGTTTGTAATAGCAGAGCTGACATTTCCGGCAATCATGTTTCCGGCAACATGTCTGTTCAGTTTTTCCATAAACATCAAAGCACTTCTGCCCATTTCTGATTTTTCAAAAACTCTGTCTTTTATGAACTGCTTCCCTGCCAGCAGGTTCGTATACTCATTTAGATACATAGCGTAATTTTGCAATGTATGCCCGTTTTTCTGTTTGCCTATTTCATCCAGTTCCGCATACTTCGCATCAAGCTGTACCCGCTTTTCATCCAACGTCAGATTTTTATTTTTTTGGATTTTGCTGATTTCTTTTTGGATACTGTCCGGAGCCGTATGGTATCTTATCGCATCTTCCAATGCACGAAGGTTTCTGATGTTATCCGTATGGAAAATCACATTTGACATACTTTCAATATAATCGTCGTACCCTCGCAAAGCGTCAAAATCTGTTTTGTTCCCAGTTCTGCTGAGCATGTGGGAACTAAAACTTTTTCCTGGACGAAAACTATCTGTTTTACCTGCGATGTCTGTTGGTAATTCGTTGATGCCCTGAGAAAACCCTAATTTTTGAAAGGCAGCCTGTAAAGGATCGTCTGCTTCCTCGGAAAACATGTGTGGCCAGTAATTTCTTCTTTTAGGTATCGGAGGATAACCATTTCGAATCAGCACTTCATTTGTCTGTACCAGCATGTCATTGTATTCTTTTTGCAAAATAGGAATCACTGCCTCAATACGCTGTCTTTCCTCCACTGTAAGCTGTGCTTCCGCCGACTGAATTTCTGCCTGCAACGCTTCTTTTTTGCGGATAGAAGCTGCATCTGTCTTTTTTGCGAGATCGGCTAAGTCTGCTCGCCGTTCCCCTAAAAACTGAACCATGCCGCTTTCATCCACTTTTTGGTTCTGTTTACCGATTGGATCATAAATGGTGAATTTTTTCTGTTTTTTCAATCCAAAACCATTTGCCATTTCCTTCTTTTCTCTCAGCCAAAGCTGTCTGTCAGCCTCTGCTTCGTGAACGGGTAAAAAATATTTCTCATTGATTGCTTTTGCTGCTTCCTTCGGAGCAACCTTTTCAGTAGCTCGCTCTGGTGAACGGCGCATCAAATATCCCGGAGTGGAAGAATCTTTCCATCCATCTTTTCCAAAATGAATCTCACCAATCGTATCTTCTGCCATTTGATGCCGTTTCGCAGCTTGACTTTTTGTGAACTGATCAATCAAATCAGATACTTTGTTATAAGGCTTCACCACTTCCGCAATTTCCAAAACAGCATCGGCATTCACCCCGGGAGTATTACGGATTGTTTCCTCGCTGATCTCGCCATGCAGGAATTTCTGTAAAATCGCTTGATCCCCTTCAGTCAGAATCTTGTTGGATTTTACTTTATCTGCGTTTTTCTGCAAACGGTCTTTTCTTTTATACATTTCCACAATGTCCTTTGTGGAAAGCTGGGAAACGTCAATGTCTTCTCCGCTCTCCAAAATCCGCTGCCTTTGTCGCGCTTTTCGTTCCGCTTCAAATCTGACCAAATCTTGGTATTGTTTTTCCGCAGAAGAAAACTTCTCCAAAAACTCCTGCATCATCAATTCTTTTTCTTCCGCGCTGGTGACATCTTTCAATGGAAACTCTTGGATTTTCGTATCCTCTGCTACTTTTGCAATCTGTCTGAGCTGTTCCGCAGGATGTACGATGGAATCTGGGAAGAACTCAGGAAATCTTTCGGATAATTCCTGATAAGCAACATCCACTCTTGTGTTTTTCCCATCCTTTGTCACGCTTCCCACTTTACCCATCAAATTTTTACGGAATGTATCAAAATCTGCGATATTTGCAGCATCCTGACTGGATATGGAAAATTTACTTTTTTTCAAAGCATCCTTGACTTCCTGATTGATGTTCTGGCGGTTTGTTGCCTTACCCATATCAAAAAGCGTTTCAAACAATTTTCTTCTTGTTTCCTCCGAAACAGTACCGCTTCTGCGCACTTCCATCATAGCCCTTGCAATGGCTTCTTGTGCCGCTTTTTTATTTTCCTTACCAGAATACGACAAAAGGGAAGATAATTCTTTCTGCAGTGCGTTATTGATTCTCTGTTTTTGCAGTTCCTCTTTCTTTAAAGGCATATACAGCATGTCCATGATTTCTTCTTTTCTCTGCTCATTCTTTTTCAAAAAAGCCTCTGCTGCTTCTTCGCCTTCTCTTAAAAAAATTTCATTGTATTTCTGATCCAGAACATCCACATCCTGCAAAGCCCGCAATTCTTCCTCCAAACGTCCCCTTGCTTCTGGTGCAAGCAATGTATTTTCATTTTTGCCCGCTGTGCGCCCGTATAAGCCGTTTTTCGTATCAGACGACAAATTCATCGAAGAAATGTTTTTGCTTGTTCCTGCTGCCCCAAACGCGTTCATCTTTTCATGCAAAACAGTATTTCCATTTTGTCTTTTACCGGTGAACGCTTCGTTCATACCCTTTGTCTGTTCTTCATATAACATACGGTAAATAGGGTCTGTTTGAATATCCACATCTGATAATGGCATATCTCCTGCCGGAAAAGAACGAACATTTTTTACAGCTTCTTCCGCCTGTTGTGCCGCCAGTTCTTTTGCCGCCTTTCTTGCCTGCACACCTTTTCCAATTGCCTTGACACCAGCACCAGCAACGCCCATACCAGCGTTAAAAAGTAAGTCAGTAAATGCCTGCTGTTTCATTTCTTCCCAAATCTCAGCTTTTGTCTTACCTTCGCCTACCCCTTGTAAAGCGACAACAGGCTGCATAATGGCGGTGTCAATCGCCTGTTGCCCAAGTACATTTGCCCCAAATTTCGTCAAAGCATTTTTATTCACTAGCGCTCCGACCCGAGGCAATTTTGTACCGATGCCTGCCAATCCAGCTTCTACAACTGGTGCCCAAAGTAGATAAAGCCCAGCATCCCTTGTGATTCCACCTGCAGCACTGCCAACATTCGCACTTTTAGGGTTTGTTTTTTTCGCATCTTCCATATATTGTCTGTCTTGATCTATTGCCTGTGTCAGCTCCGGCTTATTTAGCTTATTCGCAATCCAATGGGTTCCTTTATGAGCGAGCCCCAGACCAAATTCATCAAAAAAGCCACTGCCAAATGCACTACTTTTTAACTGTGCTCCAAGTTTCGCATCCAAATCTGCGGCTTGTTGTCCATAACTTGTTGCAGAACGTCCCAAAAGACGGTTAAAAGCCTCTTGATTTCGCAATTTCCCAAGACTTTTCTGACCTTCTTTAATCATTTTCCGTTTTCGGTCATAGTCCATGCTCGTATCATCCGCCACAAACTGATATTTGCTGATAATCAAACCTGGTGTCAAATCATCATCTTTCATTCCATAAAGCCACTCTTTTGTTCCTTGTCTTAGTTTCCCCAAAGGCAATGACGGACCATCCGTCACTGCCTCGGAAACAGGAAGGGAAGCCCCCGTCCTTGCTTGATTATGAACAACATTATTTCGAACAGGAACAGGCGTGGGCTTTGGAATCACACTCTTTGGTGTTAACATCATATTTTGTGCTTCCTTTTTTTGCTGTAAAAAACTTTTTGCCATAAAACTTCCCTCCCCTAATTATTTAGAAAAATCTTTGCATAAAATTACCATTAGAACTGTTTGCCTGATTCAATCCAAGAGACGTTACAGCTTTGATATAGTCATTATCGCTCACAACTCCCTGTTTATTCATCAAATCAAGCCATGCTTTGAATTGTGCTTTATTTGCAGTATTATTGTATTGATTGATAACATCTTGATAACCCAACTGAGTTCGCCCGCTTGATGCTGCTTGTGAAGTTGAACTTACAGGCGACACAACCAAACCACTTCCTGTATTCCCACCACTGCTGTAAGTGCTTCTGGAAGAACTGCCGGAAGAACGACTTCTGCTTGCCTTCATAGCATCTGCCGCCGCTTGCTGCAACTCATACCGCTGCATTTTATCCAGATAACTTACATTAAAGCCCAAAGAATCCAGCATATCCGTATCACCTATTTGTATCGCAAATTTCACGCGTGCCTCCCAGTTTCTGAATTGCTCTTCACTCATCTGTGCTTTATTTTGTGCTGTCAGCAGATCTTTCTGCGCATTAAATTCCTCCTGCCATGTATGCTTATTCCAGTTGATCTGATCCTGTTGCTGTTCCCACTGCTGTTGCTGCAAAAAGGCATTGAAAGCATCTTTCTGTGCCTGAGCATAGATATTGGCCTTATCACTGTTTGCCTGGGACTGTGCCAGAATATTCTGATAGTCAAGCTGTTGCAGCATACTCTGTCTTGCCAGCTCATTGGCATTAATGTTGTTCTGATAAGATGTATCCAGCCCCAGCTGTGCGCTTTCACTGCCGCCGCCGCTGATACCGTACGCCGCCAGCCGCTGGGGAAGAGCTGATTCCGCCTGACGCTTTGCCACATAAGCTTGTGCCGCTATGTCGTCATAATAGTTGTTGTTCTGAGTTTTCTGCATATCAAGCTGTGCCTGCAATGCAGCCAGCTGGTCATCAATGGCACTTGCCTGCATATCTGCGCCATTCATAAACCAATCCCCCCATTCACCCACTAAGTCCGCCTGTGTCTTAGGGTCTTTGTCATAAAGCATTTCCGAGTACATATTATTGTTTACAAACATGTCATAATCTTCCGGCACATCATACAGTTTGTAATACCCATAAGGGCTTTCATAATAGTCTCCATCCATGATTTCCCGACCGGTGTAGTACCAGCTGCCGCCGGGTTCAAACTGCCTTACAGAAATCCCCAGTTTTCGCAGCTGATCCGCATACGCTTGGTTTTCTGCCGCCAGCTGTTTACGAGTAGCTTTGTCCGCCGCTGCATAAGCCGCGCTGTTCTGCCGCATCGCGTTGATGATGTCATACGCTCTATTGTTTAAATCCGCTCTGGAACCTCTTCCAAGGTTGTCAATTGACCATCCGTTTGTATAGTCTTGAAAGTAGGGAGTGTACTGGTTCTGCGGCGCATCTGTTTTTTCTGCGATGGTACTGTACTGACTGCCGTAAATACTATTGCTTGCGCCCCATTTGTTTTTCCCCGTGGCATTCAGCCAGTTCACTTTGTTATCCCGCTCCTGCATCAGCTGTTTTCTTCTGTTCGGGTCTTTTGCCTTCTCGATTTCTGCTGCGTAGTCCATATCTGGATTAAAGTGTCCGAATGCAGACGCGGGATTTGCCGTCGCTTCTTCTCTGGTGTTGTCCGCACTCATTTTATTGAACCCACTGTATGTATCCTCGGATTCCTTCATGTTTTTTTCCATTGCGGCATTGTTCAGCTTTACTTGGTTTTCGTTTTGATAAGCTACTTTTGCAGTATCCTCCACATATTTTCGCAATGCTTCCGTATCATAATCAGATCCGCTGCCTCCACGCCTGCCACCGGAGCTGCCGCCTTTTTCGGAAATCGTGCTGTACTTGCTGCCATAAATGGAATTTGTATAACCGCCTTTGTTTCGTCCGGTACTGTTCATCCAGTTCAGTTTATTTTGTCTTTCAGAAATCAGCTGATTTCTTTTGCCGGGATCCTTTTCATTCTTAATGGCCGCAGCGTAGTCTTTATTTTTATCAAATCCACCTGCCACGTTCATTCCTCCTTTCAAAGAAAAAAGCCACTCCTGCGGATTTCTCCGCCGAAGTGGCTCTCATGCACTTTACTTTATTTCTTTTTCGTGAAAATCGGGGTACTTCCCTTGAAGGAAACGTCATATCCGAACATTTCCCCAACATCCCTTGCAGAAAGGTAGTTTCTTCCCTCCCACAAGATCAAGTCCACATCCTCTATCCGGTTTTCAATGATGACCGGACCATGGACTACCGGACTTTTTTCTTCCTGATACACCTTGCCAACAAAGGCACAAATGCCCTTACAGATGCTGGCGGCGCATTTCTTCCGGTAGGCGTCGCTTTTGAGCAGCTTTGCCTCTCTTTCGTTGGTCATAAAGCCGCACTCGCAAAGCACGGCTGGCATGGTCGTTTTCCGCAGCACATACAGAGTAGGATTTTCCTTCACCCCTCTATCGCGAAGCCCAGTTGCCTGTATCAGCTCATGCTGGATACATCTTGCCAGACCTGTTGTTTTGGCGTCGTTCTGCGCATACACAAAGGATTCCACGCCGTTGGCATCGTTCCAACCATTGCCAAAAGCATTGGCATGGACGCTGACGAAATAGTCAGCATGTGCGTCATTGGCTCTCTCAACCCTAGTGGAAAGGCTTGTGTCACAATCCTCCGGAGCCGTCAGCACAACAGAAAAACTGTTGCGGATCAGTTCATCATGGAGATAAGCAACAACCGCCCGGTTAAATTCGTTTTCCCGCATCACGGAACCGTCAGAAAAGGCAGGGGTTCTTTTCCCTGCCGTTTCCATACCGTGACCGTCATCAATGGCAATTTTCATACGCTCACCTTCATTCTGTTTCTACGCCGGGGATGGAAATTTCCATTTCTTCCCCACAGTCCGCAAAGTAAGGCTTTCCGTAGGCAACGGCGCAAGCGTGCTCAATTTTGCATCCTCTAGCCTCGTCCCATCCTTTGGCAAAGCAGACAATATCCGCTTCGGACATCATTGCCAAAGAGCGTCCCAGACACCACAGCGCCATATCCGCATTTTTCGGAGGATCTTCGGCAATATAGCTGTCAATGAGTTCCACATCCTCCTGCAGAACCTCTTTTGCGAATTTCAGCGCATCTTCTCTTTCCCTCTTGATTTCTTCTTCTGTTTTGCCCTTCATGGGCTGAGAAATAAACAGTTTCTTCATCATTCATCTTCCTTTCTGTCTTTCAGTCCCTTTGTGGTCGGTTCCACAAAAACCCCCAGCACTGCCAGTGCCGCAGTACCAAGCAGAAAAGGATTCTTCAGCACATCCAGCACAGCGTCACACAATGCTCCCCAACTGGTGAACATTTCAGGATCCATTCCGGTAGCTGTCAGGACAACACCGATAACACCAACCCAAAACCAAGGATTTTTGAATCTGTCTTTATTCATAATTCTCACTCCTTTACATATCCACAAATTCAGACCAGCAGTGTGCTTCATCCCTTGTGCCATCTTCATTGAATCTGTTTCGTACGACATGGACTTTCAGCTTTCTGTCATAGCCCACAATCAGCGTTTCTGTGTATGTATCGTGCTTTCCTTCTGGAATGCTTGTATCATCCTCATGTGTCAGTCTTTCAGACCAAATCACATGACTGGTGCTGGTGCTGTTGGATGTATAACCAAGAAGCACCATGGGCGCTACCCAGTAACCATGGATATTCAGCCACATACCATTGATTCTCATATATTCCGGCAGACGCACATCGTCTTTTGCATCGTGATACATTTTTACATAGGCTTCCTCTTTAGAATACTTGACTTCGGTACCGTCCTTCATTTTTTCATGACAGTACCCTTCTGTGTCCAGCCACACTTCATGACCAATGGTAGCCGCGGAAACACTTTTCGCTCTTTCCAGCCATGCACTTGTAATACCGGATTTCAAATCACTCTGTTTCATCTTTCTTCCTCCTTTTTTACTACCCAATCTGCTGCAAACAAGTCTGTAATGGAAGGCACCCACATGGAATGAGAACCATGCACGGTATTGATCTGCATATAAGGCTCACACTTGAACAGCTCGCCTTCCTCCATTCCCCAGGCATCCGCTGTCTGTTTATTGCAGGGGATACCATCCGGGTAGCCTTTCTGCATTTCCCAAAAGCCGCCCCAGTGGGGACGTTTTACCTTGCCGCCCTGCTTCATGTAAGCCAAAATTTCTGCAAAATTCATAGTGTCCTCCTTACAAAATCTTCTCTGCCGCCTTTTTTTCCATGAACTCCTGTTTCTGCCGTCTTGCCTTCTTTACCCGCTGATACTTTTCCATCAATTCTTCATTGTCCCCGCAGTCATGATTTTCCCGAATGATTTCTGCCAATGTCAGGCTCAAACTCATACAGGCATCAACACTGCTGATAATTTGAAAAAGCATCTGATCTTTTGAGTTTTCTGCTTCCGCGTTCTTCGCGTCACGCTTATTGATATACAGCATGAACAGGCCAACAGAAACAGGCGTGACAAAATCTCTCAAAACTTCCAGCCAGTCCATGCCGCCCACCTCATTTCTTCTCTGTAAAAATGCTATGGGCTGCGCTGGGCGGATTCACCAATTTGTACTCTCCGCTTGGCAGCGTACAAACATATTCCTTCCCGTTGGGGTCTTTCACAACCATATCTTTCAGCACCATCATGCCGGAAAGATATGGAAATACCCCGGCAACAGGTCTGGGAATCGGCCAGTAGTTGTTCGGGGTATCCTTCGGTTTATAATGTGGGAATCTCTGAATCGCCGTTGGTACATAGTACAAAATGCCTTCGTCGGTGACGTATGTTTTCGCGTTCTGGTTACCATTGTCAGGCACCCATACATCTGCACCGTCTTGGAACACTGCCAAAATGGGATTGTATGCCCCTGCCATGTCCA